GTAAAAACCTTTATTGGTTAATCAATAGTAACTCATTTTCTTTCTATATAAAACTTCTTCTTCATAATCAGACGGTAATCGTATAAACCCACCTTGTCTAAATCGAAGCAAAGCCTGTGTTGTTGAATCAACTAAATCATCGTGGTCTCCTGCTGGAAAAGCGGCACATTCTTCAATAACGTCGTGAGACCATTTTGTGTCTGGATGCCAAACCATTCCTGATTCAAACAATGGTGCGGTAGCGTTTACTCTTGCTATTTTATCATTGCCTCTGGAGGGTGTAAAGTTTTGAACAGGGATACCTATATTTCGTAGTTCCTGTGTTAAAGGAACGCCAGAGGCTTTGCCCTCTATTATCACTACGTCTGGATCCCAATGTTCATATTGTTTTAACGCCAATGCTTTTAGTTCAGGAAAATTATACCTGCCTTTCACTACATCTAAAAGGATGATGTGTGGTGCATCCCCGTTGTATATTTCTTCTCCGCCTAGTCGACCGTTTGGATAAAACACACCCCAAGTAGTAATCGCAGAATAATCTGCCATCTGGCTTTTAAGAAAAGCAGTGTCGTAGCTTTGGATAAGATATTCACAATCTGGTGGTTCTTTGTTTGGCCATTCCATCCACCACTCACGTTTTATAAGAGCACCTTCTTCTGACGAAGGGTTCTGCATATATTGTGCGTGCCATTTTGGACCACCGCGTAAAGATGCTTTAACACTTTCTAATTCTTCTAGTTTCCAGTATTCTGGCCAAAGTGGCTTACCACTCGGCAATATAGCAGGAAGTTCTATAAGTTCCCATTGATCTGCTTTAGGGTCACGTGCTGCATCTTTTAATAATTTACCAGTGAGGTCGTTAATGTTCCACCGTGTCATAACTATTACGATGGCGCCTCCTGGTTGTAATCTTTGTCTTGGACCAGAAGTGTACCACTCATAAGTATCTTCCATAGACTTAGGATTCATAGCATCTTGCTCTGAGTGGGGATCATCAATGATAAACAAGTCTGCGCCACGACCTGCTAGAGCACCTCCCACACCTGCCGCATAATACTCGCCTTTTAGTTTTGGGTTACGTTTATCTTGCGTTTCCCACTTACCCGCTGCTTTTGAGTCTGGGTTAACAAGCACATTGTCGAACACGTGTTGAAAATCTTCTGTAAGAATTAAATCACGGATCTTACGACCAAACTTGACTGCGAGGTCTGCGGTGTGAGTTGCTTGTAGTATTTTTAAAGACGGGTTACGACCTACGAGATACGCAGGAAACATATGGCTCGCAAACTCAGACTTCGTGTGCCGTGGTGGCATGTTTATAATCAGTCGTTTTATTTTTCCAGAAGCTATACGATCGAATGCTTCTGCCATGGTTTTATGATGCGTACCTTGTATGAATCCTGGCCATTGTGATTTAACAAAAGAAAGAAAATCTTTTTGAGATTCTTCTACTTTTTCTAATTCTTTTAATCTTTCACTGAGTTCTAAATGTTCTTTTAAAACATCTAGGGGTACATTTTCTAGTTCTTCAGTCATACCTATTTAGGTTTATTCATTGCGTCTATTAGAGCGCCTAACCCTTTAGACTCGCCAGCCATGTTTGCTTTTTCGCCTGCGGAAACTCCGAGTTGTGCTTTATTAGAACCTGACGCAGTTTCTCGCAGCATTTTTATAAACTCTGCGTTTTTCTCTGGGCTTGACGCAGTTGGGTTGAGTGATGCTTTGTATTGCTTATACTTACCTAATTGATCTGGTGAAAACTGAGATAGTTCGTCGTCTATTTTATTCAGCTTACGTGTTGCAGCATTTACTTCACCACTGGCGTTTCTCATTTGTCTACCGACTTGTAGTTCTCTCTGCGCGAATTTTCTCATGTCGTACAGGTTGTCTAGTTTTTTGAAATAACCTAGTGGCGTCACACTTAGTAGTGATTCACCTACGGACCGTGGTGCCATAAACTCTGCTGCTTGATATACGGGGTTATCTATGGCGTCTGGGTATTTATCCAGTAAGAGCGCATTGAGTCCACCGCCCATGAAGTTACTGACCATGGACCGATCTGCGTCGTTCGTCGCCCGCATTTCTGCTTCACCGCCAGTTTGCATTTCCTGTTGGGGTGGGTTGACTGTGTCTTCTGCTGCCTGTTTGACTGCCTCTTGAACTTCTGGTGCATCCATACTGCCAGTTTCGTACAATCGTTTAGCGAGCATGGGTATTGATTCTAAGGCTCCTATATACATTCCGCCTGACACCGCTAATGCATTTTTAATTCTGCCAAAAAAGTCTTGTCGTGCAGGTTCTACTAGACCACCGATAAAGTTTGCAATTTGAGTATGATCATCAAATACGATTTGATTACCCCAAGAGTCTTCACCTTTGCCTGTTGTTCTTGCCCAAAACTCGTCTGCGGTTTCTGGACCATTGCTTCTAGACTCTCCGCCTTCGTCAAAGTTATATTGGAGTGGCATCATTGATCTGCGATTCGTCATGTGGTGATCCTAAATGTGAAAAAAATTTGCAAAAAAATTATAATACATGGGTCTCTGAGTATAGTGTAGTACACTAAGGTCAAAAAGTAAAATCTAGTTGGAACGTCTCTTTAAAACCGACACATTAGCTAACGCTAATATGGTGTCTGTGAAGGGGGGTGGGGGGTCACAAGAAAAAACCCCTCAGGAGGATCCCAGCAGACTGCTGCTGCTTACATCCCAGGTTGTAAGGGAGCTGGGGGAGCGCAACAGCGAGCTGCTGTCGCTGTTCGGGAGACCAAGGAGCTGCTGGTGGTGTTCGGGAGCGCAACAGCGAGCTGCTGGTGGTGTTCGGTAATCCAAGGAGCTGCTGGTGGTGTTCGGTAATCCAAGGAGCTGGCGGCTCGACGCATTTTTTAAAAATAAAAGTAAATAAACCTTTACTTTTATATACTTTTAGGATACACTTATACCTAAGTTTAAGTTATAAGGTACTTAAATTTACTACTACTAATAAACCTTAAAGGTAATAAGTAAAATGTCAAAAACTACTACTAAAACTAAAGCTCCTAAAATTAACCTCGGTGGTTTACCTGCTCAGGCTGTGTATACTAAAACGGGTAAATTAGCTAGGGCGGTACATAACGCTGAGCGTCATGATTTATATAGCGGTAAAACGGTTACTGAAATATTAAGTATTAAGCCTACCGTTATGACCCCCGCGGATATTAAGTACGACGTTAAGCTAGGCTTTATTACCCTAGAAGATGTTATAGTCAATAAAAAGTTACCGTCATAAGGTAACTCCCTCAAGGGCTGCGGTAAAACGTAGCCCTTTTTTACGCCCGTAATATATAGGTTCAGATCTGAATAAGAACTATTTATGACTAGACTTAGACTGTGACTATGTATAGTGGTCCGTGGTTCATGGGCTCGTATTGTTTACAGACAAATAGAGTTTACAGACGTTTACAGAGGATAACTGTTCAGATCTGACTAACGCGCGCAAAAAGATGGGGGACCGTAGTCCCCCTAATACTATTCTTCAATAGTAATAAACCCCGTTTTAAGATCGTACTTAATATCGGCAATTGTCATACGGGTAGGTTTTAAGCCTAGTATTTCTGACACCGTTTTACCGCTAAACTCTTCATGGCGTTCCGCGTTATGAGTAGCGCGCGCTATTTTCCCAGTAGCGTTATATACGCCTTTAGGATTAAAAGGACCACAATTAACTTTAGGGGCTTTTACTTCTTGTAACTTAGTAGCTTTTTTAGCCATCTTATTCACCTTAGTAAGGGTTAGTAGTAGATTAAGTTAGTACCCTTATTAACTAACTTACCACTAACTATACGCGTGAAGTATATAAAAGTAAAGGGATGATCAGTTATTAATTAAACCTTAGTTCAGATCAGATCGCAATGGGATTAGGTCTCTGGCACAATGACCATGCACCCTGGACCATGGACCATGGTGCTCGGATCGGAATGATTTCGACTCAAACTGTTTACAGAAGTTCTGATGGCACTGTGATCTGATCATGCCTATTGGTCACTATTGGCGATATTGGCTGGACCATGGTGTTTTGTGCTTTGACCGTGGTTCATCAACCGTGGTTCAATATATTTGTCTGTGTGATTCCGTGTCCCGTTCAAGTAGGTTCTATATAGGAAGCTCCAAGATCCATGGACCACTATCTAAAGATCTTTCACATGC